CAGAATTAAAAGCACAATGGGATACAAGTATTCTTGGCGATTCACCCTATAGCTAGAGGAAAGTATGGCTATTAAAGTAAGAAGTGGAAATGAATGGGTACCAGTCTCTGGGGGAGGTGGTGAAGCCATCGGAGTGGTTGTGTCATGGTCAGGATCTGCATCGAGTATTCCAGCTGGTTATCTTTTATGTGATGGAAGTGCGGTCAGCAGAACAACTTATAGTGGATTGTTTGCTGCAATTGGAACAACAAATGGAGCTGGTGATGGTTCAAGTACATTTAATCTTCCAAACCTAGTAGATAAATTTGTTCTTGGTGCTTCAAATAGCAATGGAGACACAACATATCCAGGTGTTTCTCCCGCTGCAACTGGTGGTAGTGCTAATGCTGTTCTTATTGCCCATAATCACACTTATATTGACCAATATGTTGTTATTAATAATAATTATAGACCGTGGCCAGCAAGTAATAATGACTGTGCTCAAAGAAATATTAATACTGGCACTACTGGTATAGATGCAGATGGTAATTCAGATAATTCACAAACAGGAACCAATGCAAACTTACCACCATATTATGCACTTTGTTATATTATTAAAGTTTTTGATGCAAGAAGTTCCAATGTCACCACTGGACCTGTAGGTCCAACAGGTGCTCCTGGTGGATCATTAAATTATGGTAACTTTAAAAAAGTTAGTTTAACTGAAAATATTAACCAAAATGGTTTTGCAAACCGTCTTGTAATTCGTTTTGATAGTGAAGTATTTAAAGATTCAATATATACACATAGTAATTCTACAAATCCTGGAAGAGTAACAGTTACTGCTGCTGGTTTTTACGATATTAGTGCGACTATTGGTTATGATAATACTGGAGCTAATAGAATATCTCCGAGAGCTTCTTTATTTAAAAATGGAACCGAGATTACCGAGACCAGAGCTTCAAGTTATAGTAGAGGTTCTGGTTATGGTGATGAAAAAGCAATCCAAATAAAAACTACATTACAACTTGCTATAAATGATTATCTAGAAATTTATGCTTGGGCTGATCAAAGAGATCAAACTAATGCTGCTAACACCGTTGTCGGTGAATGTGAATTTATAATTACTAGATTAACTCAAGCTGCAGCAGTGCCTGGTCCTATTGGACCCACAGGACCAACAGGTTCTACAGGACCAACAGGACCAACAGGACCTACAGGTGCAGTAGGAGGTCCATTTCCTCAAGGAACTGTACAATTATTTTATCAAGCAGCTGCACCTACAGGATGGACAAAATCAACTACACATAATAACAAAGGACTTAGAGTTGTAAGTGGAGATGGTGGTGGATCAGGAGGTTCTCAAAACTGGACAAGTATTTTTAGTAACACTAAACTAACTGAAAATCATCAGTTGACGATAGCACAGATGCCAGAACACTTTCACCAAATATTCAACGCAAGTAATAATGCAGGTTCTCATCCTAACCAGTCAAACATAAATGCCAACTCATATGTTGCAAGAGGAACTGGTGCTGTGAATCATAATGAAGGTTATAATATGAGAGCTGCTGGAAGTAGTGCAACTAGAGGTAAAACATCAAACGTTGGTAGTGGTAACTCTCACGAAAATAGACCTCCATATTATGCTCTTGCTTATATTATGAAAACAGCTTAAATACACCTAAATTTCATTACATAAATAGAACATAGAATCATAGTAGAATCATTGTGTCATGCCACTGAATAAGTTAGATAATTTTCTTAAAAATGTCGAGGGTCGTATTTTATACGTCAGTCCGAGTGATTTAGATGCGACTGACAGTATATCAAACTCAGGTAATTCTCAAACAGCACCATTCAAAACGGTTCAGAGAGCACTTATCGAGGCAGCTAGATTTTCGTATCAAGTAGGAAATAATAATGATATAACAGAGAAAACAACAATATTACTGATGCCAGGTGATCACCTGATTGATAATCGTCCTGGTTTTGCGATAAAAGCAAGTGGTAATATTGCAAAAACTCTGTCACCAGCAGGTGTTGAACAGAATGCAACAGAAATTTTAAATCTTGACTTAGAGTCAAATTTTGATTTAAGACAAGAGGATAATATACTTTACAAATTTAATAGTATTCATGGTTGAGTTATCGTTCCTCGTGGAACATCCATCGTAGGACTTGACTTAAGAAAAACTAAGATAAGACCAAAATACGTTCCAAACCCAACGAACAGCACACCAGAGACATCAATATTCCGTATAACAGGTGCATGTTATTTCTGGCAGTTCTCAATTTTTGATGGAAAAGATACAGAGTTAGTATATACAAACAATTCCAATTTTACTGGTGTTAATTTAAGCAACCCTACATTTTCACATCATAAGTTAACATGTTTTGAATATGCTGATGGAGTCAATGTTGATTCAAGAACTGGTCTAACAGATCTCAATATGTATTATCATAAGTTATCAGTGGCTTATGGTACAGGATCATTCAATCGTGATATTGTAGATAAGTTTCCAGCAAGCACAGAGGGATTTGCTTCTCGAAGACCTGAATTTGAAATTGTTGGTGCTTTTGCTGCTGATCCAATCAGTATTGTCAGAGCTGAGTCAGGTTCAGGTGGTGCTCCAAGCAACACAGTCACTGTAACTACACAGACAGAACATAATTTAGATGTCGGAACTCCGATTAAAATAAGAGGTGTTATTCCACAAGCATATAATGTTTCATCAAAAGTCACAAGTATAGATGATACAAATCCAAAAATATTCACTTATTCATTAGAATCATTTGATGCGGAATTAGTTACACCTGCATCAAACGTCACTGGTGCAACTGTTGTTGTCGAAACTGATACGGTTGGTGGTGCTTCCCCATATATTTTCAATATATCTTTGAGATCAGTGTTTGGTATGAATGGTATGCATGCTGATGGAAGCAAGGCAACTGGTTTCCGTTCAATGGTTGTTGCCCAGTTTACTGGTGTGTCACTTCAAAAAGATGATCGAGCATTTGTAAAATATGATCCTGATACAAGAACTTATAATGGATTGGATATTAATGAGGTAACTGGTGAAGAATTGTCATCACAGTCATCAGCTACTGATCCATCAAAAGTATTTCATTTAGATTCTAATGCGATATACAGAAGTGGGTGGGAGACAAGACATGTAAAAATATCAAATGATTCAATACTACAAATAGTTTCAGTATTTGCTATTGGTTATAACACTCATTTTGAAGCACAGTCAGGTGCTGACGCATCGATTACAAACTCTAACTCTAACTTCGGTCAATTAGCACTTGTGTCTGATGGATTTAAGAGAGATGCTTTCCAAAAAGATGATCGAGCATTTATCACACATATAATTCCCCCAAGAGCGATTACAACTGTAGAAGAAGATATTGATTGGGTGTCAATTGACATGGGTAAAACTGTTTCAGTTGGTGATAATGATAGATTATATCTCTTTGGTTTCGATTCTGAAGACGTTAAACCACCATCAATCACTCAGGGATTTAGAATTGGTGCTAAGATAGGTGATGTTCTTAATGTTGACATAAATGGCACTAATAGAACAGCAAATATATTGATGGAACCAAGCAATCAAAATATAAGCAGTGTAAAGGAATATAGTATCGATGCAGTTGGTGGTAATAACAAAGAAAATATATTTCAATTAAGTGTAAATCATCATTTTTCCACAGGTGAAAAGTTGATTATTATTAGTGATGATGGAGATTTACCTGAAAAAATTGAAGAAAAAACAACTTATTTCGCAATTGTCGTAAGTAATACTGAATTTAAATTAGCATCATCAAAAACAAATGCTGAAAATGGTGAATCAATCACTCTAAGTGGGGGAACTAATCTTAAAGTTTTAAGTCGTGTTACTGATAAAGAAAGTGGTGACATAGGACATCCAGTACAATTTGACACAACACAAAATCAATGGTATGTAAATACTCAAGCCAATAGTTCTATATACACAGCATTAAGTGGACTGACAGGAAGATCCGAACCAACATTTGTCAAGAGAATATCTGATACAAGAAGTTTAGATGAAAAAATTTATAAGTTAAGATTATCAATTCCAAAAGAAATTGCCAATTCTAAAAATCCTGAGAATGGATTTATAATTCAAGAGTCCTCAAATACAGGAATTAGAACTGACGCAGACTTTATAAAGAAAGATCAGGGAGTTACACAAAATTTAACAAGATCAGACTTTGATTTTGACCGTAATTTAAGATTCATAAGTTCATGTACATTTAATACAGGAACAAAAATTGTAACTATAAGGGCAGAAAGACCACACAATTTATCAAAAGATGATAAAATTACAATAAAGAACGTAACTGATTCATCAAATACGGTTGGTGCTGCGAATAGTGGATTCAATGGTCAATTTGTTGTAAGTAATATTGTTAATGATTTAGAATTTCAATATTCCACAGGTAGTGAAAATATACCAAACTTTGCAACAAATGATTTCAATGTAAAGAACAGCACTTTACCTAGATTTGAAAGAACTGACTTAAAATCAAATATATATCTCTTCAGAAATAATATAATTTCTGAATTTATTGAGAGTACTCAAGATGGAATATACCAAGTATTTGCTTTAAACTCAAGTAATTACATTCCAACAGAATACACAGGATTAAATTATAGTCAAAATGTTGTAGATTTATATCCTCAGTTAGATCGTGATAATGTAAATGAAAATCCACAAGCATCAAAATCATTTGCAGTTAGATCTCCATTAGGACAAGTGGTTACAAACGATCCACTCAAGAGTGTCACTAGAGAAACAACTGATAAGTTAGTACGTCAGATAGGAATTGGTAAATCTATTTTTGAATTTGCTGATAGCACCACAACAGGTATTGTATCATTTACTCAAAACCATAATTTAGCAGGAATTGTCACTGCAACTGTATCAGGTGGATCGGGTTACACTAACGGAACTTATGAAAATGTTAAAGTATTTACAAGTGCTGGATCTCAAAATGATTCAACTTGGAATGGAACTCTTGCAAAAGTTGTAGTTAGTGGAAACTCTGTTACTTCCTGCGAAGTAACAAATGCTGGATCTGGCATGTTGGGACAGGTCGGACATTTCGATAAGAGTGTTATAGGAAATGGAAACAATGGTAGATTGGGAAGTAATAATGCT